ATGCTCCACCAAGACCAATTATACTCTTCTCAACATTCTTAATACCGCTACTGAACCGTTGCATTGAAGATTCCATACGCCGGGCAGGAGCTGATATCATATCAACTGCTCTAAATATTGCCGATGCTGAAAATGTTGCTCCCATTTAGGTTATTGAATTCAGTTCTTTTGCATATTCCTTTGCATCATTGTACCAGTAATACAGGCCATGAAAATCCAAATCATCACAAAACAATTCATCAAGCGTTTCCGGGGTGAAGCGGTACATTCGAACAACCGACCTGATAGCTGCATCGAATGCCCGCCTACCCTCTACATAAAAAAAACGGAAACGATTTGATCAGATATCTTTGCATCCTTCAGGTCTACTTTACCCAATAGGATCATATCAACTCCTGTGAGTTTTGCACAAAACTTTCTTTGTGCCAATAGAACCTCTCCGGAGTCTTTATTATTCACACCTTTAAAAATATCCTCCCGGTCTCTTACTGCAACACGCTGATTAAATACCAGCTTATCCAACACTACTGTTCCATTGTCTTTTCCGGTAATTGGATACTGTAATTTTTGTGTTATAACTCCGTTTTCAATTATAACCTGGCCACGACTTATAGCCTTAACCACCCTGGAGAAACCTGTCTTTTTTGCATTGTATTCTTCCCGTTCTTTTTCGTCACTTGGAGACTCACCTGGGATTAAAGATTCGGCATCATTTTCGGTCAAAAATGTACGCCATTCGTTCTCTGATACTTCGATTGAAATAAGTTCTTTTTCCATTTTCTTATGTAGGTTTAAAAATGCCGGGCATTTCACCCGGCATGTCTTTTATCAACTTCTTTTATATTTTGGTAAGCTTCCCGCCACCTTCCATTTTCAAGGGGATAGTGGAATCATAAGTGGCACCTTTTATTTCGCCAACAATCTTTCCCTTACCAACCCAGATAGTTCCATCTGCTAATTCAAAAGTGAAATCGCTCTCCTCAAAAGAATTTGCAATGTTCTTAACCTGGTTAAGAGTATCAACGCCCGAACGTTTCCAGGCAATCGGAGGAGTCTCAACAACCCATCTTCCTATTGTCTGTTTATAAATAGCTTCACCGCTACCGGTTATGCCTTTCGGATCGCTTTCAGTAGTGTAACCACCCGGTTCAATCTGACCATTTTCACCGGCTTTCGGATAAAGCGTTACGCTTCCAAGCGTAGGGTGCTTTATTCCAATTTGCAAAAAATCACAACCTATAAATGACATAATTCAGAGTTTAAGCGCCGTAATAAAATCCAGCTTCGGCGGTGGTTGATACAATACGGGCAATGCCGGTGCGTTTATAGCGGAAGAATGTTTCGAACCTGTCAGGGTTGGTGGATGAAATCTTTACCTGCAGACTATCTTTCGAAAAATCTACATCTGCAATCAATCCACGATCTGCCAAAGATTCGAACATTTTATAAAGAATTCCCTTCCATTGGGCCGGTGAAACTGTGTTATCTGCACTTACAACAGTACCATCAGGTACCAGTGTATGATTTACAACGTTCACCTGTTCTAGTAGTTTGTAAGCATACCGGATATTCCAATCAAGGATAAGATTGCGCACATACTTAAACTGTGGCGTAACCTCATCGGCCGGGTTATAGGTAGTTACCAAATCCTTAATTACAAGATCACCGCCAACAAAATCCACAGTGGATAACCCAGCTTTAATGGCTAAGTCACGGTACTCGTAATCATTATAGTTGCCAATGTTGACAGCGCCGACAATTGCATCAGGATAGGCCTTATCATTTACATCGATATGCGGTGAATTCTGACCAACAACAGCAACCAGCCTGGCTACATTTGCGGCAACCTCCACCGGTAAATGACTTACATTCGGAGCCGGACAGTACACATTTGTGCAATCATTCACCCTGGCAGTAACCACAACGTCTGTAATAGGATCAGTTGTGCTCCTTGAAAACAACGCAACAAACGGTTTGAAAACAATACCCTGATATCTTCCTGTAGGAGTTTCGGGATCAGGACGTCCATTGAACGCTTCAAGATCATCCAGAACATCTGTATTGTCCCCATAAGGATTTACAACAATTGTGTTCCAGTTGTTTTCAAATTTTTCCAGCGCGGTAGTTATTACAGGTGCTCCTGTTCCAGCAACCGGGGCAATGGCATAAGTCAACCCGGCATCTTCGCTATCAGTTTCAACCGATGTAACAAAAACACTCGATATCCCTTTCCATTTTGAATTTAGTGTGAATACTCCGGCGGTACCTGCAGCGGCTGTAACTGGACAACCATAAACTGCATTTATAGCGGCAATATATTTTGCTGCCACTTCAGTGGGGGTATCACCTTCTTCAACATTAATGCCATAACTCTGACCGTCAAGCGATGGCCGTCCACCTATGATCAAAGTATGCTTAGCATTTTTTGTTGCAGATGTACCTGTAATGGTAACCGTAGTAATTGTTGCAGTGGCACCAGCAGCCGATGCAACCGGATAAATAATAGTAGGTATCCCGGAAAGTCCACCTCCATTTAAAGGACGAAGTATCCTCATGGCAAGATAAGCCGGGGAGCCTACGCCCATTTTTTCAGCCACCTTCGCAAGCGATGTGGCAACAAATGGGTCTAATGATAGGCCCGTTTGTTTATCGGTATTAGCCTCAGCCAAAATTGCAACCCTCATGGGAAGATTCGGTGATGTCAGTGCATAATCGCCCTTTGTCACTTTGTATCCTACCACTGCGGATCTTGCAGCTTCGCTTACGGCATCGGAAATCATAGTCATTTTCTTAAGTATTTACAATTTCGTACTTGTAACCCTTGTCAGTATCATGAAGCTTTACAACAGTATCCAAAAGAGTCCCAATTTCTGCAGTCTGTAATTCTGTATCCTCTTCTGCGAAATAATGAGCCTCCAGAAGACCGGATATTATATTTTCAGCATCGTTGGTTATCCGAGGTTTTGTTCGTGTTATGGTCTTAATACGGCGTGTTTGAATAAATTTTTCTGTAAAATCAAGGTATAAATTCCGATTATTCATAAGAATTGCACGAACCATACCCATAATCTTTGACAGTAAAATGGCCGCTTTTTTATCACCACTATCCGTTGCATCGGATGCACTGTTAACATAGCACTCAATTAAGTATTTATTATCCCCACGGCTGGTGACTGATGTTGTTTCATCAGTAAAATCAGTATCAGAGTACACTATATTGATTGCAGGAAGTTCTTCTTTATCCAGAGGGCATGTTCTTTCAAGATAAATATTAACAGCAATACCCAGTTCATCTTCAGCCTCATTTAAAGTAACCTGGTTTGCCAATTCAGCTGTGAGAACACGGCCAATGGCATCCCTGATCAATTCAAAGCGCTGTGTGGAAATGATGTTACTGAGCATATTTCCCCAGGATTAAAACGATTACTCCCAAAGATTCATCCGCATAATTCTCTTTCACAGTGTATTGCTTCACGGTACCTGTAGAATCGGCAAAAGACACTAACACGTTGCGCATAAAAACCTCACCATTTGAGTTGCGCGGAGTAATTCCGGCACTTATCAGAGCCTGCTCACTAACCGTTATATGGGCATTTTTGGTATTAACCATGGCTCCATCAGTGTCAAAAGATAGATGATGTACCAAACCAAGTCCATTAACCACTACCACTTCTTCACCCTGGGTGAATGTAATAGCAGTTTCATACCCCATTTCGCTTAAAATACGATGAGCGTCATTACGCGCAAGTGTTAGTATTCTGCCCATTACTCAGGCTTATCTTCCTTTTTTGGAGCCTTTTTCGATTCTTCCTTTTTTTCCTCAACCTCGGAAATCGAACCAAGAGACTTCAAATGATCAATAGAACCATCGACCAGCTCTTTGCCGTCGACAATCTGGCCTTTATAGAGCTTTGCTCCTTTTTTGCCAGTTAGCATATGAACATTTATTTTGTATTTCATAGTTTATGCTAATACTTGTATACAGGCTGTGTGGTCTACGGTCATTGGAAGTGCCAGACCGGCGGATTTAATTTCGAAAATGTGCGAAGAAACTTCCGGTTTTACGAAATTATTGAGAACATAAGCTCCCTGATCAATGACTGATGCGAACTGAGGATTCTGCATTGCACCATTATCAGTAAGAACCCTTGGAACAGCTGCAAAAGACAGGAACAGTTGAGCTGATTTGGCAATGATAATAACCTTTTTGGGATCAATATACGGAGTGTCTACACCAGATGAGTTGGTATAACTTTCGGAGTATGTCCAAATATTCACCTTATATGGTCCTACCGAAATGCGATTATGGAAAACTGCGCCACTGGTTTCATTCATCCTTGGAAGATTATAATCAGCAACGGATAAATGCATCAAACCAAAGTTGTCCTTGTATTCCTTACTTTCGATAAAATAATCAAAAGCGGATGAACCCATGATCACATCAAACTCAGAAGCAGATGCTCCGTTTTTGCGCAGGTTATCGCAAGTTACTTTCAGACTCTTCAGGATCTCAGGAGTTGCTGCATCCCATTTTGTAGTAAGAGTCATGATCAAGGTGTTTTTCGGCTTATAGTCGATAACATCAAGCGTTAAAGTCGTAACCTTACCAGTTTGAAGTACCTGTGCTGCCTGTGCTTCATAGGCTCGCTCAATTTTATTGCGAAGCTCAAGATAATTATCTCTTACCTCCTCTGCAGCGGCTTTTACGAGTTCAGAATCAGCTACCTCACCGCTTCTTGCAAATAGTTGATCATATAATGCAAGATCCTCATTTGTGAATGATTCAGCATAATAAGGTGGAAGAAAAGCCTTTGCGGTCGACTGTCCAAACTTATTACGGTTGGATTCGGTTCCACGAAGGATATCAGCAGCAATTTTCTTAGTGCCGCGAGTTACTTCCAGCGAAATGTATTTCGAAGGAACGGTTTTCGTTTTAAAAAACGAACGCAGAAAATTGGTAACAGGAAAAGTTTCTTTCCATGAACCAATGAAGCTCTGTGTAAAGAGCTGTCTTGCCTGTTGAATTGGAATTAAAGGCATCTTATTGATTATTGATTGTCCAAAGCGGACAGCTGATCGACAACAACTCCGATCAGTTGAGTTTCGGCAAGAATATGCTCACGGATTGCCTTTCCGTTGACAATTGTTGCCAATGTATCTGCACCCTGTAAATCAAGAGCATCAAGGTCATAATCACCTCCAATGCAATAGACAACATTAAGTACAGAGGCTCCATTTGCAACTGCATTAAGATCCTGTGCAAGGATACCAACAGGAATTGCACCACCTTCAGTATCAGCTGAAGCGAATGGGACGAGATTACCGATGGCATTGGTGGTATCAACAGCAATAGCAGTCCTTTTTGCCATTAGCGTACCTGCTGGTAAAGTAACAGCTGCACCAGTAGTATTCTTGTAGGTAGCTTTTGCGTACCTGTTACCACCCAGAAAGATCTTGGACTTGTCGTAATTGGTTGTTAACTGGCTTCCAGTTTGCAACACATTCGTTACTTCACTCATTTTTTACCTCCTGTTACGATTGTATCAAGTTCGGCCTTAAGATTAGCTTCCACCTTTTTATCTTCTTCAGCCTTGGCCTTTTTTTCGGCTTCGGAAGCTTCAGCTGCTTGTTTAGCTGTGGCAGTTGCTGTTTGACCTGGTTGAGCACCTTCAATCCGGGTGATGCCCATTGTCTTCAGAGTAGCTTCAACGGCTGCCGAAATTACGCTCGGATCAACCGTGGGAGGGGTAGTTATACCTTTACCGTCTTCGCTAACACCCAAAGCGGCTAAAAACTTAGCCTTGGATGCTTTCTCAGCGGCCTCACCTGCTTCCTTAACAATGGCTGCATAAGCTTCCGGATTCTCTTTTTTGAATTCTTCTGCTGTCATTTTAATAGCATTTGTTTGATTGTTACCGGCTGTGGCCGCCGTGGCCTTAGGCCTCTGAGTTGGGTCATAACATGCCGCAACTGCTTTAGCCATATATTGTGAAGTGCTCGCATCAAGCGTAACCACTTTTGTTACTAAACCTACTTGTCTGGCTTCATCTGCATTTAACCAACAGTTTATTCTTTCCTTCTTATTGAACAAATCGTCAATTGTTACTCCTTTCAGTTGCTTTAGAATACCATCATTAATAACCTGTTTCAACTTTGTTTTTAAATCTGAATTGACTTTTGCCAGGTATTGAATATCTTCCGGTGTCATTTCAATCGGATTACCTTCTGAATCCCGTTCAGCCATTATAGCCCTGTGAAGCATGATATTGGATACATCTAAAGCCTCACGCTCATCGAAGAAACACAATAATACACCGGCCATACTGGCTGCCATGCCGTCTACTTTGGCTATCGAATGGCATCCTTTCTGTTTCAGTTCCTGCATTTTTGCAATTATCCCCCAGGTTGCTTCAACATCTCCACCGGGACAATACATCCTCATTGAATAAACCTGATCTTCACCAACCCATGATAGTTCTCTTATCAGCCATTCTGCAGATAACTGGTCCAAATGAGAATAAAGCATAAGTTCCTTCATGATGATTAATCTTTAGGTTCGTTTTCGGGTTCTTTGGGTTCAATAGGCTCTTTTTCATAACCTGGTTCGAAACCCAACTCTTTTGCCTTGTCCCTTTCAATCTTTGCCTGTTCAATATTATTTGACCAGTCTCCACCGTTCAATTCTTCTGTTACTTGTTCATAGGTAGCAAGAGGAGTAATTTGATCACCAAGTTTTGCACGTGCCGCTTGAACCTCTTTTAAAGGATCGATAAACGGCATTTTTGCACCAATAAAACGGCATTTCTGGTATGCCTCTATAAGCATAAAGTCCCCGGAGTTTCTACCAATTACATATCCTGGTGCTTGTATCCGGTTATTATAAATCTCAAGTTCAAGCCAATAATTGTAAAATTGCTGGTATAATTCAAGGTCAATCTTTTCCCTTTCGTACAGGACCTTGTGTTCCCAGTTCTTATTTGCTCCGCGAGAACTCGAAAAAGAGCTTGTATATTTATTGAGTGCAACTTCAGGTGGAATTCCTACAGTTGCGCAAAGAACTTCGAAATTTGTAAAATAAAAATCCTTAAAGTACAGGTCATTCTTATTGTCCAGACTTTTCATTGTAGCCCCAATAGGCATATTGAAAACCTGTTTCCCGGTAGTATAAGCAATATTACTTGCAGTAACTTTTAGGATTTCGTTTGTGATCTGCTGTGTTCCAGTATCTGATCCGTGTCCAGCCGCTGCTTTTAACTTTTGTAACGGATCTTCACCCGTGGAATATTGAGCATGTTCAACTGTAAAAGGTATTTTTGCCCGCTCTTCCGCACTTGCTACAGTTGCTTCTTTATACCGATCAAGCTTTTTTAAAGTTTCAAGAACTGCTGATAAAAGTGGCATACCACGATAAGTATCAACTCTGTAATCAAGCCCATATACCATGAAAGCCTGAAGGGACCCGGTTGGAGTATGTGCGGGAATCCTTATAACTTTCATGTCTTCAATGAGTACCCAATAAGCTACAGGTTCACCGTATTCATTAATCTCTACACCATTGAAAACTTTATTATTATTATCAGAATTTATATTATTGATTGGATCCTGAATATAATAACCATCAATCATCCGGGCCGTAACTGATTTTACATTATCATTTGGCCGTCCGTAATCAAGAACAATAAGAACGTCTCCTCCAATAATGGCATGTTTCTTCGCCTCAAATGCTAATTGATGAAAAGTCTTTAACCTTGTATTAGTTGACCTACGAGAATCTAGGAATAAATTAAACCGGCTCTCCGTAAGTTTTATAAAATCAGAAATACTAACCTTAATTCCGGATTGTTCAAGAATGTTTTTTTCAGGTTCCGCTTTGAATTTTAACCCCGTACCAATTGTCCATAAAAGAAAATTATGAATAATTAATTGGGCAATTTCACTTTCGGTATATGCTTGCCAGCTCCTGGCAGATAGTGTCACAAAATCGGGAACGTAATTCTTGACAGCGCCTAACTCTCCAGGTGTTTTTTCACCATTGTAAGGTTGATAAACAATTAAAGGAGCATTACCATTATAGAAAGGAAATCCTGATTGCCTGAATATGGCAGTAAGTAACTTGTTTGATATGTAGCTTCCTATTTTTCCCATCAGTATCTTGGTAAAATATCAGCGTCCCGAAGAATTGTTAATCTTCCCTGTGAGCGATTAATAAGACGTTCTCTTATTTTCTCGAATAGTTCGATTGATCTTGTGATCTCTTCAAGCGATTTATAATTTGTGGATATAGTACTTTGACCGTCATTAAAGGAATAATTCTGCACATCAGCATTGGATGCAGCATTAACGGCACAAGTTTCCAGATTGTTGATAATGGTGGTGAGTCTGTTAATCCGGGTTATAACGTCGGGAGCAGCGTTGAGATATTCAGCCGGATTATCGTAAAACATTAGCGCATTATATTTGCACTATATTCTACAACTTATTTTTATCAATTAAGAAGGGTGTTAATATAATCACATATCCCTTAACTGTATTGATTTTTTATTTCATAAGCTCGCAGAAATCCCCCCACGTGATCGGAACTTTCATAGACTTTGAGATTATTTTAATGAAAATATCCCGCAATGCAATATTATAAACACGACAATCCCACCAGTGGTTTTTAGATTGTTGGGTCTTCTTTTCCCAAACAAAAGCAATCTCAATACCGTTCGTATTCAATACGGGTTTCCGGGATTCACCTTCATACTGCTCAAAATATTGGAAGGTATATTTATTATCCGCTGGGGTTGGATAGTTCATGAACCCGGACGGTTGTGGATATCCTTTCTGGTATTTAAGTTTCATCCATTCGGAAAGCGTATCTTTAATTTGATTTGATTGTACCCAGTATAGATCATTCCTCTCGCGGGCCTCCCGGTAAATTGGTGTATCAGCTGAAAGCCTCCGGTTCTTTTCTTCAGGGTCTCCCTTAAGACCGACAATGTGGCAACCTGTAACACCGGTGTCAATAAACTGATAAGCCAGCTGGGTAAAATAACCGGTGTCAATTCCACAAATTGCAATCTTCATAATCTCCCCATCAGGAGTTGGATGGTATTCTTTCTTAATAACCTCCCGGAGTTCATCCCAAACTGTATTTGGTACACCATGGAAATATGATTTCTTCTCTCTTTCTTCAGTTGTAGATCCGCGTTGAAAAGTACCAATACTTCCGTGGTCGATTGAATAAGTAGAGCCACCGGAAGAATGAGCAAGTAGCTCCCAATCTAAACGAGCATCCTCTTCGGTTCCATTCAAGTCACATGCACAAGTTAGAAGCATAACCTTTCCGTTCCCGTCCGATATCGAAAGGTCTTTTGGGATTGTTCCGATTTGATAATCCCTTGTATTTCTTGAAATCAACAAAGCATTTACTTCCTTCTTTCTCTCTTCATAAGTCAATCCAAGTACAAGGTTATTAAAAACCTGCAGGCTAGAATCCTTAACTATACCTCCGCCTGGAAAAATCTTAAGCCATTGACGGGCATGATGAGTCCAGTCAAAAAATCCGGGAGGTGAATATAAACCAGAAATATGATAGCTTAACCAATCTGGCCGTGATGGAATACCGGTCGGTTTCCATTCCCCATTGGCCAGCATGTCACGTTTATGTTTTTCCGTGAAAAATCCTTTACATTCTGGGCATACATACCCAACAGAACTTTCAACCAGGTGATTATTTTCATCTTTCTCGAACACAACTCCAGCATGAAGCTTCTCTTCTCCTTCAATTTTCAGATACCATTCAAACCGGATGTAAGCTCCACAAAGTGGACACGGCATAAAGTAATATCTTTGATCTCCCATTTGAAATGCAGGTTCAATCAAAGATGTTTGCTTTATCTCCGGAGTGGATATAAAACAAATCTTCATCTTATCCTTGAAGGAATTGAACCTCATCATAACTAGATCGATGATATCACCTGCCTGTTTTTCGGAACGAACCGCTGCTTCAAAATCATCAAAGAAACCATACCTGAAAGAATTCTGTCGGATCTTATCCACAGCTTTTATTGATTGAGCAGTCAGAGATCCTCCCGGAAATTCCTTCATGGTATCCGTGTCACCAGTCTTCAGGTTTCGTTTCTTCATTGTATTTGGCCGGATTAGGAAGGCCAACCCGGAACTGGCAATCATCTGGTCAATCTTCTTACTCATTTGCCCACGTGAAAGTTCTTTATCTGCAGATGTCAGTATAATGTTTCCGGGATGATTCTTTATAATGTAACCAATCCCGCTTTCAATGAAGTTTGTTGACTTTCCGATCTGGGCCCCTCCCATGATTGTGAGTATGTGGGTCGGATCATCAGGAGATAATCGGTTAAGAGGTTCAATCCAATAAGGAAACCTATCGAGGGATGCTTTCCCCGGAAATGCAGTCACATCGCTGGTAAGTACTCTGAATTTACTGGCCCATTCCGATGGAAGTTCCTTGGTAATCTTCCGGTAAAATAGCGAAAACAGTTCATCAATCTGTTCCTTTTGCTCCAATACAGGGAATGCTTCATCAATGTTTTTCATTTTGCAAGGGATATTGAGTCTGATGCACTGTTTTCAATTGCAATTTTTGCTTCAGTAATTGCACGTTCGCCTACCTCATTCGCAATATCGGTTAACCTGGAAAGAGCTTCAGTAAGTATTTTATTGTCTGCTTGGATAGAATTAAGAGTGTCCCTGATCAGCTGGTCTGTTAATTGTACAAAAGATGCCTGGTAACGGTGCACAACTTCGGAAACCGCCCGCCCGACTATGTCTGTAGAGATGAGTCTTTTTTTTGCTTTTGCGATTAAAAGTTTATTTACTTCTGATTTCTGATTTCTTAACCCGAGCTCAGCTCTTTTCAGTTGAACATCCAACTCGTAACCGGATAGTTTCTTTCCTTCAGGTGCAGATGCTGGGAGAGGTTGTTCAGGAGTATGCAGATCTTTTAAATCTGAGTCATCATCAATTACGCGAGAAAGATCATCTGTATTTTCAACAGTGTCTGGCTTCTTGTTCCCAACTAGAATTGACCGGTCCATTAGAAACTTTTTGTTTGCCGGATGATCGCAATCAAAAGTTACTACACGGCCTTTACCCTTTCCAATTATCTTATCTGCAAATATTTTGCCCCTACTTAAATAGACAGATATCTGTTTTGTTTCAATCTCTGCCAATTTGGCAAAATCTTGTAAGCTAATTACATTCATTTACTGTAGTCTATTTATAACAAATAGTACAAAATAAACTACATATTAACTACACCTGTTTAAAAATCGGTCAATAACTCACAGTGCGGGGGTCGCAACGCATACCGCTTACGCTACATAGTGTTCACAGTACCTTTGGGTGTTGGCCTCATTGAAAACGTTATCTTCATTAACTTACATGCAGTTTCTAATTTCTTTAACGCATCAACAGCCTCATGAGCTGATGCACAAAAATACTTTATACTCTTACTAGCATGTTGTATAGATTGAACTAATTCTAATTCAGCACGTAATGATATAGATTGTCTTTTCATGTTAATGATTATGTGAAAACATATCTTTCGTTCTCTTGAATTATTGTTGTAGAAAATGGAAATCCAGTCTCTGGTATTTTCTGAATCATTTCAATTAAGCATGTTGATCCAGTAAATAGAACATGCTTCTCATTATTAAATGCTATCTGAAGCTGTAAACACTTACCTGATCCACGGTCCTTAAACACCTTTGAATCTTCAATCTTAAAATGATGTACAATAATCTCCCTGTTTAGGATCTTCAATATTTTAATTTTATCACCCTCAAAACCTCTTGCAGTGCTTTTAATATTAAATTGGCTGAAACTATTCATGAAGTAATTTATTGATAAGGTTTTTACTATTACAATGAATTGACCATCCCCTATAAGAAGCAATTGACTGAGGATTTTTTTTATTATGTAGCATCCGTGCAAAGTTCTTCTTGATGCTTTTTCTCAACCTGGTATGTGTATGTTTAAATACATAACCCACAAAGTCGATTCCCCTAGAATCTACTGGAAATATCTGGTAATTGTCTTTAATTTCAAGTTTTAAATTATCGTGCAGGTATGTTCTAATCTCAGATAGCTTTTTATGTAGATAAGGTTTATTATCGGATAGAATTACCATATCATCAGCGTATCTTAAATAGTACTTTACTTTCATGTTCTCTTTAAGCCAGTGATCAAAATATGATAGGTAGAAGTTTGCTAGGTATTGACTTAGATAATTACCAATAGGCAAACCGGATGTGCTTTCAATAATCTCATCGAGCAGCCAAAGTAGATCATTATCTTTAAATTTTCTCCGGAGCAACTGCTTTAAAATTGTGTGATCCACGTTAGGATAGTATTTCTTAATATCCAACTTTAGGCAGTATTGCGTTCCATACTCATCCCTCAAGGTTGTCTTCAGAGCATTAGCAGCTGCATGAATTCCCCTCTTCTTTATGCAACTATAAGTATCAGCAGTGAAATTAGAGACAAATATAGGCTCCAATATGTTCATGATTGCATGATGGGTGATCCTGTCAGGAAAATATGGCAACCTGAAAATAAGTCGTTCCTTTGGCTCAAAAATAGTAAATGTGGTGTATTGTGATGTCTTGTATGTTTTACTCCTGAGCATTTCATGCAAACTAAGAATATTGGTTTCTCGGTTTAAATCGTGCGCTATAACACCTGGCTGCTTTAACTTGCCTTTTCTAGCAATCGAATCAGCTAGTTTAAGATTCTCAATGCTTGATATCTTTTCGTGTAAATTTCCTTTTCTTTTCATGCCTTTGCTTTATAATATCGCCTTCCCTTTTAGTACCAACGCTATTCGCAATAAGATCATTTTTTGCCATGTAGGCAAGGTCTATGCTGTTCTTTAGCTTAGGTGCGAGCTGACATTCGTATTCGTGTTATCGTAGTTGTAATTCGAATTCGAAAAACTGAACCTGGAGGACAAAACTGCCAGCATCACAGCATACAACCCAAATTAATTATTCGGTATATAGAAAGAACTCCTTATATTCGGTAGCAAACTGATCTGCTATATACAATGCCTTTTCTCGTGTATCGGTGCAAAGGCGCGAGCCGACACTCGCATCCGTGATACCGTAGTTGTAAACCGAATTCGAAAAACCGAACCCGGAGGACAAAACTTCAAACCATGGAAAGTATTTATACTGATTGATGTTACCCCAATCTGCTATCCACCCGTTATTGATCGCTTTATAAATAATCATCAGCTTATAGGCATTAATTATTGCCTTTCTGAATTCTTCAGGGATCATTGATACATCAGGAAGTTTAATTGGATCTACAGCCTCTTTTTGGCAAGCATCTTCAAAGGACTTTATGGTCCTAAAGTCAAAGTCTTTTTTTTGTGTTGTCATTTGAATATTAATTATTAAGTTAATAAATCCTTATAAATCGAAAGGAACTGCTTCCCGGCATAATCCGATTGCTCAGATGTTTCAAAGCAAAGGCGCGAGCCGACAGTCGTATCCGTGTTATCGTAGTAGTAATCCGAATTCGAAAAACTGAACCCGGAGGACAAATTAAATATTGGAAACCATTTCTCTTGATTACTGTTTTTCCAGTTTGGTTCCCAATCACCCCTTATGGCCT